ATGGCCTTTTACAGCACATCCATCAGCACATTTCCATACACGCAGACTCTTATTGATTCTGCTATTTGGATCGTTTGCCGTCTTTGATGAAGTCAACTTCTTTTTCATACCTTCCATCCTGGCACAAAAGCTTTTCTTCCTTGATCCGCCCTCGGGTTGGGGAGCTTTTAAATGCATCCCCTCCTTCCTTGCGGATGCCCGGCCCTTGGCGTTTAAGCCTCCGTTCGGATTCTTCCCTTCCTTGCGTTGCCATGCTGGGGTACTCATGATTAAGCCATCGCTTCTTGACAAACAACATTAATCTGAAGATTCACTCCACTGCTATTTGAACAAGTAACCGCAACCGTCAGAATGTCAGCTACGTTACCTCTTACGTTTGTAAGAACAGGGAAGAAGTTGGTCAAATCAAGCTGTTGCAAACCATTAGGAGGGGTTGAGAATGCATACACAACCTCACCGCCAGACAATGATGTAGCAGTCAAATCTTGTTCAGCAAACGAGTTATATGAACCCAATGTGTTCAAAGGTACAAAGTTTGCCTGAGACAAAGATAGCTGATTAGTGGGAGTGCTAGAGATCAACTCAACCAAACAAGTTTGTGAAGAGTTCAATAGCAAAGTTTGTGGCAGTAACTGACCACGATCAATCAATCCAATTTGGTAGTTGTTACCTGATGCAGGAGCATTTGCCATTGGCAAGCCAGTAACAATATCTTGGAATGTAATAGTGCTTACGGTATTTGATGTAATCCTTGCGGTATAAGGAGAAACAATCGTAGCACCAGAACTATAGTTGCCAGGATTCACATTACCCCAGTTAACTGAGATAGCAGTTGTCGATGCAACACCAGCACTATAGACAGTATTAACGGAGAATATTCCATTCATGCCAGCAGGTGTGGCTCCGCTAATATAGATCACGTCACCTTGCTTCAAATTATGAGCAGAGCTAAACGTGATTGTAGATGTGTAGTTTGTCAAGCCAGCAATAGTAGAACTAGCAGGATTACTGATAGTGCTGACTGAAGGCATGCTTGCTTGGTAGTAAACAAACTTACCAACAAACTGATTTACACCCCAATAGGTTGCTGTTGGATTGGTAGTAGCCGTTACACCATTCTGAAGAATGATTGGCAATACCATAGTGGTTGTACTTGGAATGTTTTGGATTAACCAAGTTTGAGCAGCATACGTTGTTGTGGCAGTTAAAGTGCCAGACAATGTGCCTTGAGCTGAACTCATTTGATAAGTACCAGCTACACCAGGTGTTCCAAACGCAATACTTGTTCCACTTGTAATCGCAGCAGTAGTAAATGCAGACATCACAATGGTTGTTCCATTGATCTGTTGAACATAAGCGCCAGCAGGAATTCCAGTAGCAGAAACAATTTGACCAACTACAACACCAGATGCTGAAGTGATTGGAATAATGTTTGCACTTATGGCCACATTAGCTGCCGTAGTTGTTGTAGCTGCGGTTGCTGTTGATGTCAACTGCTGAACAATTGTGCTACCTGCAACTGTACCAGTACCAGATAAAACTGCTCCAGCTTGGAATACCCCAGAAGCTGCGGCAGTAATAGTCAATGTAGTGCCAGCAGCACTATAGTTACCAGTAGTAGATGTGCCAACTTCAGTAAAAGAGCTAAGCGTAATGTACTGAGCAGGATTGTTAGCTTGTGCAGTATTAGTCACGGCATAACCATGAGCTGATGCAAAAGTTAATAATGCTTGTCCATTGTTTGCTTGACCAACAACAGAGTTAATAGCTGGTGTAGCACCGCTAGATCCAATAGTCAAAGTGCTATTTGTACCACTAGAAATGGCTGCATTTGTTTGATCAAACTGATCTGTACCTACAGCTCTCATACGGAAAGACATTGCAGGATATCGAGTGATTGCAGTAGATGGCGATCTAGTCTGCGTCTTAGCATCATTACCATATGAATAGGTAAATCCACGCTGTCTATCAATTGAACCTTCAATCAATACTGAAACACCGTAGTGAGTCATTACTGAAGGAGCACCCGTTCCATTGTCTCTTTGCTCGTAACGTACTGGCAAGTTACCTGTACGGCTCCACGGAGTTGTTTGAGGAGAATTAGCACCGGCTGTTTTATTAAGCAAGCCATTACCTGTTCCAACTTGATGAAGAACCCACGGCTCGCCATCAATCACAACACCCCAACGGCATGCACCTGCGCCATACCATGCATACTCCATCCATATCATTTGAACCAAATTCCAGTTCAAAGCATCACGGATTTTTTGGTTTCCATTCCATTGATCAGCAGGAAATACTGTATCTACAGGTAAACCACCTGAGTCTGAACGTATAACAACGCTCATACCATATGGATTTACAGTGCCTCCACCAGTACCAGACTGCATAAAGAATATGCCGTTTGAATCATCAAAGATGCCAACACGTTGGAATTGACCGCTTACTGAAGCACCAAAGTTAACATTGGATGCCATGTAAAAGGTTTTACCGGGCTGGTAACGATGATAAGGGCGAGATTGACGAATGGTGATATCGCCGGGAGATGCAGCACCTCCGATGGTCATGGTTACGCCACCAAGACCGGGGTTTTGCACAATTGATGCTTGACCTGATGCATTGTTAATAACGTTTTCCCAACGCAAAGGTTGTACGCCATACTCAAAGTCAGCATCATAAATATTTTGTGATTGACTAACTTTTAACTTACCAACAACATCACGCAGACGTTGAGGTGCTAAAAACTGGGCTGATCCATCAATACCAACCAAAGGAGTAGTAGCAGACTGTGGGCCTAATCCACCTGTTTGTTGGCCACCACTGAAAAAATTAATTAGACCAAGGCTTAACGACATAATAACTCCAAAAAAATGTTTAAAGAAAGGGGCCGTAGCCCCTATTCATTAATCGAAGTTGCCGTATGGGTAAGTCGTAGAGTTACCAATGTTAGGATCGGCTTGTGTATAACGCACGATAATGTTGTATTTACCAGCGGTAAATGGAGCAGCACCGTTAGCGCCTGATACGTTGGTTGCCAAAGTAACAACAATTTGTGATACCAAAGATCCGTTATTGTCGGTATTAGCGCCAGTAGGATTTGTGATGTCACCTGTTGTTCCAGCAATCAAGTTGTTCAACTGGGCAACTGTGTACTCAGATGTCAAGCTTTGACGTCCAGCAGTAAATGTTGTGCTAGATGTGCCCAACTGAGCATACTTAGCAGTACCACCAGAAGCAGTAAAGCCGTTGCTCACCAACACTTCCATACCAGTAACAGTACCAGTTGTCAAAGTCTGTACTGCAGGAACATCAACAATGATGTCACGGATGATTGATCCATAAGGAACATACACAACACCACCACGATAAATTATCGTGCCTGTGTCAGCAGTAATGGTAGCAGCTGTTGGAGGATATACAGTAGATGAAGATGTATATACAGTAGCAGGTGCGTTAGGAATTCCGTTTGAAGTAACAAATTGTTGATTGCCACCAGAGTAACCAGCGGTATAAGCAGTTGTATTTGTTAAATCAAAATAAAGAGATTGAACGCTCTCTACATAACCTACGTTACGCAGTGCGCCAAAACGATTGTTACCCTGAAGAATTGGGCCTTCAAATGTACTACGAGCCATGATAAATCCTTATGCAAAAGACTCTTGTTAATCGTTGCATCGTCTGCTGGGCCAGTGGCAACAAGAGTAAACTCCCAGATGCATTAAATATACACTATTCCAACGAAGAGTCAACAATTTTGTTAGACTTTTTTAAGTTTTCTTCCTGCGTAATTACACGCAAATTCCAGGGTACGTGCAGGCCGCAGACCTCCGGCGATATCAGCGGAATAATATGATCCACCACATACCTCTCTCCAGTAATCTTAGTTATCTTTTGAGCCTGTAAATACATTTCTCGCATTGCCAATTTCTGCTCTGGTGTAATCCATTTTGGCGTTGCACTACGATGTCTACGCTTACGAACACTCGTTAGTGCTTTGTAATATTCTGGATTATTTAACTTGTGTTTCTTTTTATAGTTATTAACTTCTTCTATTGGTCTTGCATTGGCTCTTGCTTTAACTGCTTCTTTATTTTTCTCATAGTATCTCCGACCAGCTGCTTTTGATGCTTCTGATTTAGGTTTATCTTTACGCTTCTCGTTATCAATTTTCCAATCTTCTTTCATGCATTCAACACATGAGCCTTTTGTTTTTCTTAATGCCATGTGCCCACGACTGCAGATGCGACCAGTAAAGTAATACTCCGATCCTATTCTTTTGGCTTCTGCTCGATTGTCTGGATAGTCCATATCGATCTCCTGTTATACGATACGGGTAATTATAGCATAATAAAAAACCCACCGAAGTGGGTCTTAAAACTAAGTATTTTAATACTTTTGTTTTAGAAAGAACCGCTAGATCCGAATACTCCTAGGGGATCGGACCATCCAAAGCTGTAACGCTCTCTGGCCTTGTAACGAACGTTCCCTGTATCAAAATCTCCGTCCATTGAATTCTGCAAAGGAGTTCTGATGAAGTGCTTCAAACCATTTGGTACGTCTGTTGTCAAGAACCAAGCATTAACGTCAGTCAAGAAGTGGTTGATCGCATAGCCTTCGCCGATCGTACCGTTGTTCTCAATAGCGTTAATGTCGTTGTTGTTTGTACCAACACGCAGTTTTGTATCGAGCAAACGGGTTGCTACGAACTGGAGTGGAGGAGGAACAATCAACTTCTTGGGCTTAGCAGCGATCAATAATCCACGCTCATCTGTCCAAGCGGCGATCTGAATAACTGCGCTCTCAAGAGAAGTTTCATTCAAGTCAGCTTGGGTAGAAGGAGTGTTAGCGTTGGTACCGCCAGATACCAAGGGGTGAGCTGTGCTGAACAATGCAACACCGTCACCACCAGCATAAGCAGAGTTGAAGCCGTTATTTAAAACAGCAGCTGCTTTTACTTGCTTGGTGTAAGCCATGGCACGAGCCAAACCTTTGGTGTAACGAGCAGACAAGCTGTCGTACAAGTTATCTTCAATCGCCTCTTCAGTGATTGAGAAACCCAAAGCAATGGTTTCGTGGTTATAGCGAGTTGTCCATGCCTCTTGTGCATTGTCATAAGCGATGGCTGTGCCCTCGTTTTTAACAGG